GATTTTGGACATAGATTTCCTTAAGCAGGAAATCCATATCCAAACAGCTTCATTTGAGCTATCATAAGGACATTAGCAAACGGAACTTGAAACCAAGTGGGGCGGTTAGCCTGTACCCCTTCACATCCTGTAGATTTTACCAACGGAACCACTATAAACCCTTGCTAACGAACTTATAGTAGTAGAGGTTGCTTTTTCTCAGAGCCTCAATCATTTAGCCTAACGTTTGGCCAAACGATTCCATACATAGCAATGTCGGGGTGCTACCAACCTTCAGTTTATACCTATTTGTGGATATGCTGCCTAATATGCCTGTGAGCCGAAGGTGAGTTATAATCTATATATCTTAAAATAAGTGGTGCCAAGGATTAATTTCTAAACTTAACTGTATCGCTAAACGCATACCTGGTATGTTTTCAACGCTATGTATTTGTTGAGCATTTAATAGTGTCCATGTTTTGAGTGGAACTACTATACTATCTACTTCAATTAAATCAGTATACGGATAATTTTGTTTTCTTTCAATAATTAAATTTGGATCAACATGTTTATAAAATACTGTGCGATGGTTTTCACCACCACCGCTTAACAAATACATTAATGTATAATTGCGCATACGGTCTGTGTGTGGTAGTAGTGTATCAACACCTGGTTCAATGATACTAACACTTAATGCATATTCTGTGGCAGTGTCTGTTATGTTTTCTTTTAACCAAGTTTCTAATTGCGGTATAAGTGCAGTTCTAGGATATTTTTTATAATTTGAACTAAGTGTTCTGCCTACATTAGCAACATAATGTTCTAAATCTTGTTTTTTGACAACTTCTTGTGTTGCCAATAATAAATCTTCGGGTGGATGTGGTAATTGATTTAAAATTTGATAATACATTTTTATTCCCATGGATTACAGTTCATGCCTAATTGAATAGCTATTCTTACGCCAGGTATATTTTCAACGCTATGGATTTCATGTGCATTTATTATTGCCCATGTTTTAAGAGGCACCTTGATACTATCAACCTCTATAATTTCATCATCTGTAAAGTTCATTTGTTGTTTTATTTCAAATGTTGGATCACGATGTTTATAAAATACTGTGCGATGTTCATCACCGCCATTTTTTACAAGATACATTAATGTCCACATACGTTTAGAATCTGTGTGTGGAAACATTCTTACACTTTTAGATTTAATAGTAGTTACAGCAATATCCATAGATGTTGACTCAGTGGTAATATTTTCTTTAATCCACTGAGCCAAATCATCAGTTACTGCAACTCTTGGAAAAATTTTCTTTTCGTGATTTACCTCTTGATTTTGCTGACATGCAATAATTTCTTTTCTGTTTAAATTATCTACAATAAAATGTTGAGGAATTTTTGGCAAATGTTCCAAGAGTTTATAAAACATTAGTTAACCTTTAATGAATCAGTAATTATTTTAAACTTGTTGTCTTTGATACTTACTTCATCTTTACCAAACTGATTAACAAAATCTTTCCACTTTGTATTGTTACGAATTAATTGCAACTCTTTGCGAACAGATTTTTCTTCTTCATCGGTAAGGTTTACACCTAAAACAACCAACACATCTTGCATTGGTGGAGCATTTGTAACTCCATACTTGTTTTTAAGCAATAGCGGCAATGATTTATAAGTTTTACCGTCCAAAGTTGCATCTTTTTCGGTACCAATGAATAAACAATCTACCTTATCAGTATTCTTGCTTACCCAATCAGCATCTACGATAGCATAATCAAACTCATCTCCAAGAATAACCTCACGTGTTTTTCCACTACTGCCTACTGTAACAATCTTACTATTTTCACTTAACTTCATTTTTTCAATAATTTTTGTAATAATAGGTGTGGTAACAATGCTTGCGGCAATATTCTTTTTAATTCCGGGTGAACTAAAATTGTCCCAACGCAACCAAACCTTATCTTTACGATAGCAAAGAGCGTTGGTATAATAATAAAGTTCATCAATAATTTTAATCTTTTTGCCATCAATGTTAACACTGCATACAGGATCAACAAGACCTTGGCTGCTATTAAGATAAACCATCTTTGCATTGTTATTTTCAATGTCATTTTTAACAACAGCACAATTTGGATTATATTTTACTTCTCCGCCTATGTTATGTTCTTTAAGTGCATCAAGCATTGTAACGGCAGTTCTACCGCTTGTTCCGCCTGGTGGTGCACTAATGGTAACATCCATTGCAAATGCTTGTGCAGTTACCATACTCAATAATAATGTAGTAATTACTTTATAGTTCATTTCTATCCTCCTATGTATAAGTTATAAACTATGCGACTCACAGAGTCAAATTGTTGTGCTAATAAAAAACCTAATACCAATGGTAATAAATCAAGTTTCCTTAACACAAAACCAATGGGAAAAAATACAGCACCAAGAATGCTGTAAAATAGTAATTGATTTGTTGTATATCCAATTTGTATAACACTGCCTAGCAACAGTATAATTCCAGTTAGTTTGAAATAATTCAGGTTACTGACAATTATTTTAGTTAATTTTATAGCAAACGGCCATGCTATCAGTATGCCAATAATGTTTGCAAATATAAAGAATACAAATAATAACCAATAATTTTCTAATAACCAAGTCATGTTATAAACCATACCACGATTTGTAGTAATATCATATAACACATATTCACTGGCAGTAATCGGTATAGCAAAACAAAATAGCGGTATAAAACTTGCAACTAACCCACTGTTGTGACCACTATCACTAGCACAAAGACCACGAACATCGCCGTTATTATCATATGTTTTGCGATTAATCCAACGTTCTAAACTATAAGACAAATTACTGCTTATAATAATTCCAAGCATAGGTATAAATCCACAAACAAAACCAATGACACTGCCACGTAATGTGCTCCATAGCGGAAATAAAAACTTAAGTTTTATTGATTCAAGCAAGTGAAACTCTAATTTGTTTGTTTTTAATGTTAGTAATTGCGGTAAACTATATAAAAATACCAACACAGTAATTTCTGGTATACCACTTACCAAATATGGATTATCAAAAGTAAGAAACGGTTGTCGTGTTATACTATTAATACCCACCATTCCCAAAACATATCCACATACTAATAGTATAGACGAAACTAAGATTTTACCACTGCTTACTACAGTAATAGCACAAGTAAGTAATAATATTACCAATTGTAGTTTAAAATTAAACAACAATGCGTAGTTGTTACTAATATAAAAAATACTAGTAGCAAATATTGCAGCAATAATGCTACCACTAAAACTGCTTAATGCACCTACACTTAATGCTTCACTAACTTTACCATTAGTTGTAAGTGCAAATCCTTCACGCACACTTGGTAAACAACTGGTTTCTGTTGGTATACCCAATAAACTTGCGCTTGCACCACCAAAATACTGCACACAAGTAGTCATGCCAATATAAAACACTATGGTATTAATTGGATCAACATGTAATAAGAATGGGTAAGCAATTACCATGCCAATGCTATTGCTTATACCTGGCAATAAACCAAGTAATAATCCATAGCCACAACCTATTAAACAAAACAATATTAACTCAAACAATAAAGTTTACTCCAAACTCCACGTAAGCCTGCTATTGGATTATGTGGATTGTTTAGCCAATAATCATCAATATCATTCTTAATAAGTTCTAAACCATTAAAATACTGTTTGCTTAATTGTGTATTACTATTCCATGCCCAATCATACTTGTCTATTAAAATACCACCCTTAGTTTTACCAACACTATAAGTTGTATCGTTCCAATAAGGATAGATCGTATTTCTGACTACTTTAAAATATAATTGCTGATTAAAGTTAGCATCATTACTAAAGTTTTGCCTTAAAAAATCAGCATCATATAATTCAGTTAGTGCATTTGCCACCGCATGTGATTGTGCAATAGTAATTTGTGGTGCATCTGGTGTTATATAAAACGCCTCTGTTATGATGGGTGATGGTTCAGTATGATACTTTTCCCAATTGTAAGCGTTAGTTACATCTAAAAAACCAGCATACCACTTGCCGTTATCATAAAATATTCTAGGTTTCTCTAAACCTAATATGATTGCAACACGTTTTCCGCTATCAGCTAACCGCAACCATTGCGGATTATTGTATAACAATTGTGGTTTAACAACTTGTTCTATTACTAACGATGGATCGGCACCTAACACCCACTCTGTGCCTTCTATTGATGTATTAGCAAAGTATTGATTGATATCAACCTTATTAACTGTAATGCCATGTGTGTGGCATTTTTCAATCATATGTGCACCAGCAAAGTTTATTTCCGCATTTGTTAGCACAGTTTTTTCATTGTGGCTTGTATACCAAACCAACAATTCATCAATTTTAATATCATTATTCAAAAAAGTTTTTAGTGCATTGCTGCTATCACTGCCACCACTATAAGCAAATATAAGATAATCATATGATTCACGCAATTGACGTGCACGTGAAACATACAAATCTACTAATGGAAACTGTGGTTTAGTCCAATCATGCTGTTCATAAACACTATCGTGAAAATAAAATCGCACATCTTTGGTGTTTTTTTGTTGTGCAGATAATATTGCTTTAACCTTGCTATAGACAACAGTGTTGTCTACCATCCAAAAACCATGATGATGAGCATATTTTGGCAGCAAATTAATATCTAACATTAGTAAAACTCTATCAAAATTTGTAGGTTAAGTCAACTTATGTTAGCATTACTGCATACAGCACGGCGTCTCTTGGCTCTAACCAGATAAAAGGATCACTATCCTTTGCGTCGTTTTTATTGCTGACGCCACACTGCGGCGTTACGTGATTATTTATTGTGCACAAGCAAGTTCTACAAAATCTTTATTCAATGACCAGAAACGGTCATAATCCATGATTGCCCAACGAATATCCTTATACTGATACAGCATGTGATATTCTACAAATAGCGGAACATCATAGTATTGGTCAAACTGTAGTGCAACAAACTTGCCTTTGCGGTTAAACTTCATGAATAATATGTTGAAGTCGCCTTCATCGGCAACATCCATAAGTTGGTCAATCCAAGCGTTAAGTTGCTTACATTCACCACTAAACAGTTGATGAAACGGAAAGTCACTGTAGTTTTTACATTCACAATTAAACTTAGGAAAACTTTGACCAGGTATAATATCGCCTTTGAAACTACGAATCTGACCTTCGTGTAACACTTCTTTACGCTTTGTATTAGCACCGCCAATATAAGCACCACTGTTTGGAACACGTATAAACGTTTCACCATATAGTTCTGTTAGATGTTTGGCAACATCACGTTCCCAACTATTACCTTTGTTTTTACTTTTACTTGTCATACAAAATATTCTTCTCTAAACCATTGTTTGCCAAAATTACTGCGATCTTTTACTGTTGAGCATGTGTTAACGCAAGTTGGCGTCCATTTGTTAATTATATTATTGAAATCAGCAACAGTATATTTTTCATTTGCAAGCCAGCAACATGGCAATAAATCACCGAGATAATTCATATATAAACTATTTTCATTTAATGCATGACAACTTACTTCGCCATATTGTAAGTCTGGTTGATATATTTCTGGCGGTTCTAAACCCATAATCGGTCGTTGTGTAAATCTTTTACTAACCTTTGCACGAAATGCAACAAATCCCATGTCTTTGGCTAGGTTCATACATTCGTCTACTTGATGCTCATTATGCTTGAATACCAACATATCCCAGTGTGCACGACCGCCAGCTGCTATAAATGCACGACAGTTTTCCATTATCTTATTAAAATTGGTATTGCGGCGGTAGATATGATTAGTATCAGCCAATCCATCAATACTAAACACGCAATAATCACGCTCACGATTTAAGATTTTACCTAATTCACTCCAGAACATATGCGGTCTTAGGCTGCCGTTTGTATTCATTCCCAATGTAATATTTGGATTAATGCTACGAAAATAACTATAAATTTCTAGCGTTTGTTTATGTGCGGCAGGATCACCATATGTTCCACACATAAACATCTTGTCTAATTGTTTTATAAAATCAACCTCAAGTTTCGACTTTATACTTTCTAATGGTAAATCTTTAACTTGTATATTTGGGTTGATAGTAAATCCATTGTCAATATATCTACTGCACTGCGGACATGCAGCGTTACACACACTAGTTGGTTCTAAATGTAATACTTTTACATTTGATATATTAAATGTCATACTGTAGTTATATCACTGCCGTAACTTGTAAAGCCGTTTTCTTTGGTAACAGTAAGAATATTATTAACACGACCACTAAGTTCTTCACGATGTGACACAAGGAAGATACTCTTGCCACGTTCACGGTTCATGCGCTTAAGGATAGCCAGTGAGTTTTCAACCCCACTGGCATCCATACCACTATCAATAAGTTCATCGATAAACAGGAGATTGATGTGTTGATATAGGTTTTCCCAGACATCACGGAAAGCCCAACTTAGTGATAGTATAAGACGATTGCGTTCACCACGTGATAGATTGTCAAAGTCAAGGTCACGACCAAGTTCAGTGATTTCTACGCTCAAATCATTGATAAACCGCACTTCATGTGGCAATCCAATAGCACTTAAGTAACTGCCAAGACGACTGTTGAGATATGCAAGGTTTTGATCAATAATTTTCTTACGCACAAAACTATCTTTACTTGTTAGCATTTTAAGCAGAAACTCTTGGTGTTCTTGCATTTGTGTAAGACTGTTGATGTTATCCCATGTAATTTCAATAACAGCATTTGTTTCCATATCGTTAATTTGGTCAGCATATGGATCGGTTTCACTCTGTTTATCAACAAGTGAAATTGCTAATTGCTCTAGTGTATTGCGATGATTAAGCGCATCTTCAATAGTATCATAATGAAAATTGCCAATCTGACTTTCAACAATCCACTCTCTTTCACTTAATTCGGTTGCAAGTTCAACAATCTGTTCACTAAATGGACTACTCTCAAGCATGCGGCTTTCAAGAGAAACTGTCATGTTTTCAAGAGTATTACGATGATTAAGAGCCGCCTCAAGTGTTTTATAATATGGCTTTGGTGGTGTAGTTAATTCACCGATTAGCGCAATAGTTTCAAGATGTTCTGACTTCTGTGTGTGGTTAGCAAGCAATTGCATCACGCTTTCATGCAACGTGTTTTCTTTTGCTGCAAGAATATCTGCCTGATTATCATCATGAAGTTCGCTGCCACAAGCATAACACTTATGGTTTTTAAGGTCTTCAATCTCTTTCTTTAACTTTGATTGTGTTTTTTCTTCTTTAGCATTAGCAGCATCAATACTTGTAATCCAACGTTTTGCTTCATCACGATGCTTTACTTTAGCATCATATTCAGCAATATCACGATGAATAGCGATTTCACTATCAATATCAATAGTAGAAAGTTCAGCAATTTGTAGTCTTATTGCATCACAGTCGTCAAGTTGCTTCTTTTCCCACAGCTTTTGACGTGTTTCGACTCCTTTTAATTGATCTTCTAGTTTCTTGTTAGCAAGAAACTGTTGTTGTAAACGATGATTGGCAATTTCCGCATCAATATCAATCTCACTTAGTGAGATAAGATTGCGTTCAATTTTATTACAATCTTCATCATGCTTTGTTTTCCAAAGTTTTTGACGTTTCTTTAAGTTTTCAATTTGTTCTGCAATACGTAAATTGGCATCTTGCTGTGCTTTAATACGTATCTTTTCTTCTTGGATACTATCTTTTGTGTTCTTAATCTGTGTTTTAAGCTGTTCAGCCTTTTCACTTAGGATAGTAACACCAAGCAACTGCTCAATGATTTGGCGCTGATCATTTGCTCTCATAGCCAAGAATGGTTCTGTATAAGTGTTAAGTGCCACAACATGCTTGAACATATCATGCGTCATACCAAGCAGACGTTCAATATCAGCCTGTGTTTCACGGCTATCACCTTGACTATCATCTACATAATCAGTTTGTTCATTGCCATCAATATAAAGTTTAGTAAACGTAGGTTTACGACCACGTTCAATACGATAATCTCGCCCACCAACTTCAAAGTCAACCGTAACAACCATGTTCTTGGCATTGGTTTTATTAATTAGGTTGTCTTTCTTGATGTTGGTAAGGGCTTGACCGTAGAGACCATAACTCAAAGCATTTATAATGGTTGTCTTACCTGTTCCATTACGTGCTCCAGTATCATCACCTCCTAAATCTAAGTTCTCTCCGAGTACAAGAGTTAGATCACTACGATCAAAGTGTACAGCTTGGGTTGCATTACCCACGCTCATAAAGTTTTTTGCGGTAAGACTTTTAAGTTTCAACATAAAATTATAATAGCAAATTTTTATACGTTTTGCAATTTTTTAAATTTCAATATTTCTAATTTTACTTGTTTATAAACATCACTGTTTAATGTTAAATCAGCAGGTTTAGCGTTTTTGATATAATCATCGGCATATTGTAAATATTTTTTGTGTGTTTCTTCAATTTGTGAAACAAATCTTTTTTGGGTTTCCAAGGTTTCAACGTCTGTTTCTTCATCTTGTGGGTGAGCAACAAGATGTAGTCTTCCTAAACTACCACTGGCATTTACAACTGTGTGTGGGTTTTTAGTATTAAGCAAATATAGTTTACCAAACTCTAACATGTTGAAAAAACTATCACCTTCACAAAAGAAAACATTATCATTAGTAACAATAGGTAAATGATATCTAACTCCGCCCATATCAGTGTGTATAGGTTCAAGGTCAAATGGTTTTAAATACAAAAGTTTAACACGATTAAACTTTATGTTAGCAAAGTTTTCAATTGACTGAATTGTTTCAACAATATATGGAAACTCTGTTTCTAGGTCTGTATTAAAATATGATGCTACATTAAGTGTATTTTGACCTTTTTTAAGTCCATTTGCTACATTTTTTATATATTGTGCGATTCTTAAAAATATGTCGTTAGAGTTTATACGAGTTGCCCAATCAGTAAACTGACTAAGCACTTGGTTTTCAATAGGTAAACTTTGATCATATGATTTTAAGTTTACTGTTTTTGCGCTCAAATGTGACCATTTTTTATAGTATTGCACACAGTTTAAGTTAAATCTATCCCAATCTATGTTTAAGTCAACTAGTGAAATATGTGGACCTTCATTCAAATTTAAACCAAGATTTTTTATATTCATAATAATATTTACTTCAAGATTTAAACAAATTATAAATTATTATAAATTTCCATCAACAACTTGGTGTCATAATGTTGTGTATCAAGATTTTGTATTTGATTTAACACAATTTGGTCTACAGACTCAAACTTTACATCGCCTAACGTATCTTCACGCAGAACTTCACCACGTTGTTGAATAAGACTTAATTCACGAACAGCAAAAGTTTTAACCATTTCTTCCTTAATAAATGTTGCTTCTTCATAAGAAATGTTAATATCAATGTTTACACGTGCATATGTTTTATCATTAAGATGCACATCAGCTTCATCAATAAGCTGTGATAGTGTAAGAACTCTATATCGTGGTGCGTCAGCCCAATCAACATAAACTGGTTCTTCACCCCACGTTAGTATCATTGCACCACGAGCATCGTCCCAAGCATCAGCATAATTATGAGGAAAGGCGTTGCCAATATAATGTATGTTGCCCTTACGCTGCCGTTTGTGAAAATGTCCTGTAAAAACCGTTCCAACATTGCCAAACTCCTCGCCACGTAATCCGCCATGGTCAGGCATTTCTACCATTGCGTTCATCATAAATTGCGGTAATTCAAAGTGACCCATCACATATCGTGATTTGATCTTGTTCATGCTCTTATGTTCTTCACCAATCAACCATGGCACAAAGGTAACATCGCCTTCGGTGTGTTGATTCATTACAAGTTCAATATTCTTAAACTTTTCAATATATTTGATACTAGTTACAGTCCGTCTGTCTTTATGATATAAATCATGATTGCCAGGTATAAAAAGCACACGCAACCCAAGATTGTTAAGACTTTCTAAAATACGTAGACTGTGGTCCATGGTGTTAATGTTAAGGCTATTGCGTGTATCATGGAAATCTCCAAGAAATAACACAGTATCGCATTCTTGGGTCTTGACAAGATTCAAGAACCAATCCATGTAACGATCACAGTCGTTTAAGAATAATTGGCTATTTTGCTTATAACCAAGGTGAAGGTCGGTAAAAACCGCAGCTTTTTTGAACAGGTTTGACATACTTTTAATAATATCATCCTATGCGTATACTGTCAATATTATTTAATTCCGCAATATTTGGCACAAACTCTGAGTTTTGGTTCTGTTTCAATGGTAGAATAAAAATTATTAAAAAACTGTAAGATTTCATGTAATGTATGATGCTGTAAACTATTGTTAGTAAAGTCATTTTGCAACACGTGTTTTTTCCATATCATTAAATCAAAATAATTTTTTGTTTTTGTTGAAAATATACCAGTCATACAACATGGAAAAACCTCACCATCCCAATTTATGAATATTTCTTTTTTTTCTAAACTCTGACATATAATATTTTTTTCAATGATGTTTTCTATAATATTTTTTATTTCGGTATTTTTTGTTATACTTTTTTCACTATTGTAATTTCGGGTAAAGTCATTGTCAACGGTTCTATCACTATACATAGTAAAAAAATGGTTAAATCCAAGTTCTTTTGATAAACTTCTTGCTTGTTCTATTTGATGTTCATTATGTTTAAAAATAATAAATTGCCAACGAGCATTGCCGCCATTTTCTATAAAAGTTTTAGCATTATTAATAATTTTGTTGTAATCTGTGTTAATTCTGTAAATTGAATGTGTATCTTCTAAACCATCAATTGCAAATGTAACTTTAGAATCAGCGGGTAAAGACGTTGCTAACCATTTCCAAAAATCTTTATTACGTAAGCTACCATTTGTATTAATTGAAATTTTTGCGGATTTAGAATTTTCTTTAAACCATTCTATGATATCAATAAAATGTTTTGATATAAGTGGTTCACTGAATGTTCCTTTAAAAATTATATGTTTTAAATTATTTAAAGTTTGTTGCGGTAACCAGTTTTTTAGATTTTCAACAGTTATTTCTCTTTTATGATCTAAATCTTTTAAGAAATGTTGATTTTCTCTTGGACACTGTGGACAAGCCGCATTACAGCGACTTGTCAATTCTAATTCAAGTGATTGTATATCACTTACATTCATTCATTAAAGCCAAAATCACCGCCGCCACCGCCTCTTATGGCGTTATCTGTTTGACGGGTATAGCTTGGGTTGAGTCCGTTGGCTTCAAGGATATCGTCACGAAGGTGTTGGTTCCTCTTTTCAACGTTAAGAACTCTAGTAAAACTATTGGTGATAGTAGCAGTATAATAAGCAAAAGGATTATTAGATTTGCTTTCGTCAAATTGTAACCCTACCTGTGATAGTTGTAACAATGCTTGACTACGCATCTCATCATTGTATGTATAACCACGCCAGTTGCCTTTACTGCCATAGCGTTCACATAGCTTAATAAACATACGTGCAAGGTTATTGGTAATCTTACCGTGGTCACGGTTAAAGCAACCATTCTCTAGTCCACCTTCCCAATGTGACTTTCCGCAGCAGATTAGTTCACCTGCTTCATTATATCTATAATGTTGGAATGGTGGAAAGTTTACTTTGACGTGATGGTCGGCGGTTGTTTTAAGACTTTTCTTACGACCTGGTGCCAGTGGAATATGATCCCATGTTACAATTCTAAAGATTATTTCTGTTTTTGGAATTGCTTGCCAATCTACGGTGTGTTGGTCTAACTTAGTTTTTTTACCGTCAACGTTTGATGCTTCCCATGCTTGTTTTGCCATTCTATCGGCTCTAGCACGTTTTGCTTCGGCAACTGTTTTTTGATTTATTTTAGTAATACTTGGAAGAATCAAATCATAAACACAATCTTCGGGTGTTAAAAACTCGCAGAAAGTATTTTTACTTCTAGCAATTTCTTTAAGTAGTTCTTTATTTGTTAGATATGGAGTTCTTTTTGTTGGTGTTTTTGTTATTGTCATGGCTACTATTATATATGGTTATTTTAATAAAATAAATATTTTTGTTGAGAATTTTTTCATATGGCATCATTATTTAATTTCGCACCACAAAACTATTATAGTAGAACACCTGGGTATAATCAAAACCCAGCTACTTTCTATAATCCTGGTGAATTACAACCTACTGGATATGGTAGACAACCTGATATTGCAGGTTATCTTGGTTATGGTGCCGCTGTTGGTGCACTTACTGTAGGAACACAAGGTTACAGACTACCTACACAAAACTTTTACAATTATGGTGTAAACAATACTGGATTGTTTGGAGCACAAACGCTTAAGACTAGTTTGAAAGATGTGGCTATTAATTCAGCACTTACTGGACTAGTTTATGGTTTAACTGGTGGACCAAGTACTGATCCAACCAATGGTCGTTTAAATGGCACTGGAGTTCAACAAGGTGCTACGCCCGCACAGCTATTGCCATCACAAGCACCAAGAACAAATCCAGATGATGGCAAAGAAGATCGTGTGATTATCTATGACCAAACTGGTAGATTCATTGGTCAAAGCGATATATTTAAACCACTCAAGAATACTGGTGGTGTATTATTTCCTTATACACCACAAATACAAGTTGCTCATAAAGCAAGTTATGAAATGATGTCACTTGTTCATACAAATTATCCAACACCAGCTTATCAACACAGTGCAGTAGAAAGTATTAATATTCAAGGATTGTTTACTGCAAATTATCGTGCAGAGGCAGAATACATTATTGCAATGATGCATTTTTTCCGCACTGCTACAAAAATGTTTTATGGTCAAGACCAATTAGCTGGCACGCCACCACCAATTTTATTCTTGGATGGTTATGGTCCATATACATTTGATCATATTCCAGTTGTAGTAACAAGTTTTGATTATACGTTACCTAATGATGTTGATTATATAAGCTGCACTATTGCTGGCTCACGTCAAAAAGTTCCTACAACTCTTAATGTAAGTTTAAGTCTAACTCCAACTTACAGCCGCAATAAAATTAGTAACGAGTTTGGTTTGGACAAATATAGTAAGGGCACACTTAAAACAAGTGGACAGGGTTTACGTAGCGGAGGATGGATTTAATGGCAACTAATCCTACATACAGTGCTGCGAGTGCTTATTACGGCACACCAAGTTTTGATAATAACCAGTTTCTTGATTTACTAAACTATCGTGCAATACCTAAACTAGTAGATGATATACTGTTTACTATACCACCACAGTATGAATATCGTCCAGACTTATTAGCGTTTGACCTTTACGGAGATTCTACGCTATGGTGGGTATTTGCTGTTCGTAATCCTAATACACTTATTGATCCACTTTGGGACTTTGCTGCCAATACAGTAATATATTTGCCAAAGAAAGCCACACTACAAAACGCATTAGGTAACTAAATGGCATCAAACCTGACCAAAGACCAACAATTAAGTGCAGCTAACGCTCAGTATAAAAATTGGGTAAATCAACAGATTGCTGCCAATGGCGGTTATTATCCTACCATACAACAAATTAACCAATACAAAGCAAGTATTCTAAACACAGGATTATATCCTGATTTAGATATGGGTGTGCAGCCACCAGCGCCAGGCGTTAATGTTAATATTGCCGCTGATCAATTTTTTATCACGGGTCAAGGCGGAGATTTAAAAGAAGATCGTGGTAGTGGTTATAGCGGCAGTCCAATATTTACTGGTGGTATAAGTGATAATACAACACTAGAACAATTTACAGCAGCACAAGATGCTTATGGTAGTGCGCTACAAGCACAGCAAGACGCACTGGCACGTAGCAGTGCTGCAGAAGCACAAGCTGCACAAGGTGCATTAGCAGCCGCACAAGCACGTGTAAAAGCATTAGAAGCGCAATTGGCGGCAGATAGCGTTGTAGACCCTACTCTAACAAGCAGTGCAGAGGTTCAAGCCGCTAGTAGCGCCGCAAATCAACGTCAAGGACAAGAGATTTCACCAACACGTGAAACACAGTTAAATGCTATCGATCAACAATATAATGATTATCGTAGTAGTGGCACAGTTATTCAAAACAGCACACCTACAAGTAATACTGATAGACAAGCACAACTAGATCGTATTAATGATTCTAATACTGCAACAAGTAGTGGCAGTGGAACTGATGTAACACAACAAACACCATCAACAAATAACCAAAGTTTACAAAACTACAATCGTGATAGACTTACTGATGCTACAGCAGTATCAAATACACCATCAAACACAAATAACAGTGTGGCAGAAGATAATCCACAGAATGGTGCAACAACAGCAAGTAGCGATACAAATGTTTATACAGACCAACAAGTAAATGGTATGCATGGTCGTGGATTACCTGATACTAATCCAAGTGGTACTGATGCAACTACCAATGGTAGTAATAGCGTAAGCATATTAAAAAGTGGTAAAGCATATGGTAGTAGTGGTGGGTTAACTGGTGGCAAATCACCAACTGGTGGCAACGCTTCACGTCCTAATAAACTACACAATTATGTAAATTACACATATAGATTGAGTCTTTATGCAGTGCCACGTGATACAATAAATGCAATTTATGAGAGTGGGGCATCACCATCAAATCAAACTATTCTTAACAACAGTGTTTGGATTTGTAGTGACAGTGGTCAAGGTGGCAATAAACGTGATGGAAATTTTCCTGTTGATTTGACTATTGATAATCTTGAATTAGATACACTTGTAAATGCAAATAGTTCTCGAACACGTGCAACCGATGTGATTAAGTTTAAGTTTGATATTATTGAACCATATACTGTAAACTTTCTTGGTAGACTTAAAAAACTAAGTGCTAGTATAAACCCAAATGGTAATTGGAGCACAACATTCTTTGTGCTAAAAATTGAGTTTACAGGATATACAGATAATGGACAGGCTATCATTCCAAGTAATAGTGGTGATACAATTCCAAATACTACAAAGTTTATTCCATTTACAATGGTTAATATGAAGTTTAGTGTTACTAGTAATGGTGGAAAATATTCAATTACGGCAATACCTCCAAATGCTCTTGGGTTAACTGCACTTGATAACCAAATACCATTTCACATTGAAGTAGGCGGCACAACTATAGATAAAATTTTTAATGGTGATTTAAGCAGCACAAGCACATCAACCACGACCTCAACTGGTCGTGATAGACAAACGGAAATACAAACAACCACAACTCAAAATACTGTTGATGGTAATAATACTACGGTGCGCAAGGGTTTGGCAAACGCACTTAATAAAAATGAAGAACAAAAAGTTGCGCAACAATCACAGAAACAAGCAAACAAATACAAGTTTGTTTTCTTGGATGATATAGGTAATACAAGTGTTTTAGATCCGCAAGGATACTTTAAAATACAAGGTATACCAGGAACAAGCGGTAAAGACCAAAAAGACGTTGAACAAGGAAAAGTTGGTTCACTTGTCGCAGATTTACAACAAAATGTTTTTAGAGCAAATCCAGGCACTCGTATAACAGATTTTATAGGAAGTATATTAACAGTAAGTCAGTATATGACAAGCCAATATAAAAATGATGCTGGTTCAAAAAATCCAGTGAAAACATGGAAAATAACACCTATTGTTAAGTTTGGTGATATAGATCCTGGCACAAACTTTTATTCTAGAGAAATAACTTATTATATTAGATCATATGAAGCATATGGTCAAGATGCGCAGGATTTTGGACAAGCACCAGTTAAGCCCGAACAAATTGTTAAAACCTACAAATACATTTATAGTGGTGATAATCGTGATGTTATAGATGCAAGCATTGATTTTCAAATGGCTTTCTTTGAATTAAAGAATGGTGTTCCACAAAATTATATTGACGGTGATGGACTATCACCTGGTAAACCACAACCAAACAATAAAACGATAACACCGACTGTGCCTAAGTTTTTTATGCCAAGATATCATAATACCAATGGTCTTGCTAATCGCCAAAACATTGGACCTAATACTGTTGATTTATCAAGTATAAGTGTACAAGAACTTATGGAAAAATTATTTGATAATCGTGGAGATATGATTAAACTTGATTTTACTATAGTAGGTGATCCAGATTGGATTGGTCAAGATTATGCACTGATGAATCCAAGTGCAATTGGTAAAAATCCATATCTTGATAGTGGCAGTATTAATTTTAGTAATGCAGTTTATTTTAATTTTTATTTTGCAACGCCTAATGTTGATTATGATGATAATACTGGTTTGTTTAATACACAAGGAAACTATAGTGAGTTTAGTGGAATTTACTATACCAGTATGGTAAAAAGCACATTTAGTAACGGAAAGTTTACACAGAAACTTACTAATTTCCGTGTTCGTAATCAAGAAGAGGTTCAAAGCAGTGCAATACGTAAGGACAGCGTAAATCCAAATGCTCCAACGGCAAGTAATAACGCAGCCGCAGCACCAATAGAGAAAGCAACTAATAGTGTAGTTGTTACTGACCCAAGAACACAAATGCCGCCTATCACAAATGTTGTTAAAAACGCTGGTGTAAATGAAGATGGCGCAGCTTAAGGAAATAACATGAGTTGGTTTACAGAACAAGAAACTAGTAAGACAGCACCAAATACCAAAGCAGAAACTGCCGCTGGTAATCGCATCAGTCCTGGTCCATATATTGGTGTTGTTAAAAATGTTGTAGACCCGCTATATAGTGGTGCAATTAATGTTTATATTCCAGAACTTGGTGGCAGTCCAACCGATCCAAGTAGTTGGAAGAAAATGATGTATGCGTCACCATTTTATGGTCGCACAAATATTCAAGATGGTAAAGATTTTAGTGGCAGTCCACACAGTTATGGTATGTGGTTTGTGCCACCAGATGTAGATAATAAAGTTTTGTGTATATTTGCCAATGGTGATCCTGCAAAAGGTTTTTGGTTTGCATGTATTCCTGATTTCCCAGCACTACACATGGTGCCAGGTTTAAGTGCACCTATTGATGGCAGTAGTCCTGCGCCAGTTGTTGACCATTATGACAATAAAGATAATCCAAGTGCGCTATCAAATGTAAGAAAACTTGATAGATTTACACATGACTATCAACAAAAAATTTGGCAAAAGCAAGGACTGTTACAAGACCCTGACCGTGGACCTGGTAGCAGTAGTGCACAGCGTGAAACACCAAGCGGAGTTTTTGGTATCTCAACTCCTGGACGACCATTAGATTCAAGTGATCCTAAACTACAAGATGATCCTACATCACCAGGTAATCAGATTTTGGGTGTTCGTGGTCGTCGTGGTGGTCATACACTTATAATGGATGATGGCGATAGCACTGGTGATAATCAGATGTTCCGCATACGTAGTGCCGCTGGTCATATGATTCTAATGAATGATACCAAAGAGTTCATTTACATAATCAACAGTGCTGGCACTGGTTTTATTGAAATGGATGCCAAAGGCACAATTAATGTTTATGCTGAAAGCCAAATGAATATCTTTGCTAAAGATAGTTTCAGTGTTGAATCACAAGGTGCTGTAAAAATAAAAGGCAAGACAGTTGATATTTTGGCAGAGAATGGTTTAAGTTTACAAGGTGCCGATGTTAATATTTTAGGAAGTGGTAGCACTAAGGTTGCTGGTAAACAAAGTCTGCATCTACACAGTAAAAAGAATACCTATCTTACTGGTGAATCATGTATACAAATTAAAGCCGATGGTCACATTGATCTTAAAGGTAGTTGTCATACTATTAATACTGCTGATGCAACTAAAGCTACTGAAGCTAGTGAGGTTAAAAATAAACCAGAAAATATGCCACAGCACGAACCAAGAAATAAGGGTGCCAGTAGCCCAACCGCTAGTCCAACTGGGAATACAAAAAACAATGCTGCAAGTAATCCAAACAATCCATACAGCCAAAGTAATAATTTTGGTAGCGGCGGCGCACAACAAAACTATGGACCACAAACCAATAACGTTGATCCAATTGTTTATAATAGCGGTCCACAAGGCAGTCTACAAGGTCAAGGCAGCGTTGCTGGTAGCTATAGCCCACCAAACTATGGTGGCGGTGGTATAGATTGGACTGTAGCTGGCACAGTTGCAGGTGCTATTGCTGGTATGGTATTTGGTGGTGGTAGTAGTTATAATGTAAGTGGCAGCAATGATAACAAGTTAAGCATTGGTGAAGCACAAAACAATCCAGGCAATCTACCATATAATGATACTGACAAGTTTGCAGTTGGTTATAATAATAACTTTGCCGTATACGCAAAACCAGAGTCTGGCATTGCGGCACTTGCGATTGCATTTGATGCGCTTAACGTGAGTGCAACTACACGTAGTATTGATATTATTCAAGGTTTCTTAAATGCCAAGAGCAATAATGATCCTAAAGTTATTGATATGACACGTTATATGCATAATAATCTTGGAATTGTTGCTGATGATTATGTTGCACTAGACGATCCTAATACACGCATTGGTTGGATTGCTTATGCAATACAATACATTCAAGGTAGATTGATTTATACATATGACCAAGTTGTAACTGGTTGTGCGTTAAGTCTTGGCATAGGTGTAACAGACTTCTTACAAGGTATTCAACCAATTACAAAACCATGGCAGAATAATAATGGTTATAATCCGCTAAGTGGTTTTGTCAATCCAGCACAGAATAATAATATTGTTCAGCATGGTAATAGCCCACTTCAAACTATTGGTAATGCAATTGGTGGTGGGTTAATTGGTGGATTGATTGGTAGCTACATACAAGGTAATCAAAGAACAAATGTAGGCGGTATTGTTTCAATTACTAATGCAGACCAAGCCCGCCGTTATCTACAAGCTAATCCAAATACACCTAATGGCACAGTATTCCAATATCCTGATGGTAGCACATTTACATTGGGTGGCGGCAGCGTAACTTATGTTGACAATGGTGGTTATAATGTAACAAATTATCAACAATATGGTGGACCAACCAATGAAGCACAAGGTGCTCAAATTAGATTTGATGGCATCATCAATAATGGTTCATGTGGTAGCGGTGGTTGTGCTACATTGGCACAAACTTATGCACCTAATCTTGGTCTTACAAAAACATGGAGTGCTGGTGATGCATTAGCTAATGGAAATGCACAGCCAGGTGATGTTTATGCTACATTTGATCCAGGTGGCGGATATAGTGGTCAGAGTGGACAAAACCATACAGTTATCTTTAACAACTACGCACGTGATAGTAATGGTAATATTACTGGTGCTTATGTTACTGAACAATATGTTGGACAACCGCCACATACTGCATTTTATAGTGCTAATAGCACCAAGTATGAATCATTTAATAACATGCGTCAAGTTGTAAGTCCAACAGCGCCTGCTGGTGCTAATGTCACACAAACACAGCAATATAATAATGTTGCTGGTCAAAACACAGCAGATGCTTATGCACAAAGTGGTAATCAAGGCTCACAAAACACTGCTGATTTAAATGCAGTAGATAACGACACGGGTCGTAATATGTCGTCAGAACCAACTTATGGTATGATGGACCCGCAACAACGTGCAGAGTTTAATCGTCAAGCTGCTTCTTCTGTATCTAACCCTGATGATTTTAGAGCCAGTGCATCTGATATTAAAGAATCTTCATATTATTCTTATAACGATGACTTCCGTGCACCACCAACACAGTCTTATTCTTATAGTGATGATTATCGTGCACCACCTGCGCCAAAAACTGATTTTGAGCCAGTTAGTGATACATCATATCTTTATAATAAATCACCGACTAGCACAGATAATTCATATTTTTATGATACATCAAACAGTCGTGACACTTATGTTCCAAGTGCTGCTGACTACAAAGATCAGATGCCATCAACAAGAGAAAGCATTAGTAGTCCAGATGCGGCAACTGGTTATGTAAATCCAGATAGTCCCGCTTCATCTTCTGGATTAAATCAAGGTCCAACATCATATAATGTTAATGGCGATCCAAGACCTGGTGAAGGAACACTGTCTGGTGGATATAATGATCCTGCGCAATCAGTGGCACCACAACCAACCAATGCAGTTCGTCCAGAATATGATCCAACAACTGGTAAACTAATAAATCCACCAATCACTGGACCTAATCCAGCACCTGGCACTGCTGGTGCAAATGGCGGACAAAAGACACCACAAGGCAGTAGTAACACAGGAGCGGGCGGTAAGTCCTGTTAAATAGTAATATGGCATTATACAAAGGCTACAGCAGCGTAAACAGAGATTTTGGTCCATTTGCAATAACTGATAATGATCTTATCATACAAGATTTGCTTAATCATTTAAACATACGCAAAGGTGAAAAACTACACAATCCAAACTTTGGTAGTATCATATGGTCACGATTATTTGATCCACTCACGCCTGCTCTTAAGAATGAAATTAAAGCAGACTTAGATAGAATCATCTCATATGACCCACGTTTTACTGTTGTTAGTGAAACAGTAGTTCAAGAAAGTCCAGATGGTCATGGTTTAGTGTTAAGTTTTAGTCTACAATTTAGTGGTGGAAATAAGATTGTAGACTTAAGTTTGCTGTTTGACAAGAATAGCAGTAAGTTATACGTATTATAATAGTAGCATATTATTTTTAAAATAAATAATAAGAGGTTCTTAAATGGCTACTAATACTCGTCAAACCAATATATTTGCTGCTGAAGATTGGAAGAAAGTTTATACTACA